TGATTGATAGCCTGCGTTACGTTGTAAGATAGCGTCTGGAAAAAGAACTCTGAACAAAGCGACGTTTTCGAGAACTGAATTATCCTTTGATTTATCGTTGTCTCTAGCTTCAAATTTCTCAATAACGACTACATCCACATCTAAGAAACGGCCGACCTCTTCGAACCAATTCCGAATATCCTGGACTTTTGCAGAAGGAACGACCCAATGATTTACTAGTTTTGCATTATCAAGTAACACAATACCGTTTGTACTACTTGCGACCTTTGCGCTTCCAGGGTCAATCGCTAGTATTTTCATTATCGAATTCTCAACCCTTCTGTTTGTTTTAATTCAGCCCCTGGAACTTCAATTCCGTCCTTTAATGCTTTTTTTAATGTAGTATTATTTACTTTAGGCGGTTGTGGAATTAGATAATCTTCTGGAATAATTTTTTTATCAGTAATATTCACGCTTACCGGGTTTTTCTGAATCGAGAACTTAAACACTCCGGATTTGAATTTAGTTTTTCCAGTTAGTTTCATGTTGTCTTCTAAATATGTCTTCAACCATTTCACTTTGTTCTCTGTAGATTGACGTTTCGTTTTCAAACGGTCCTCTTCTTCTTTAAAAGCTGATACATCTGATTCAAGGTTTCGAATCAACTTTGCAATGTTTTCAGCTTTGTTCTCGATGGCATCTTCGATACTATCTAACGTGTCTTGCATTACTTCAGGATCTAACTCCATATTTTGTACTTCTTGAAAAGCAATACTTAATTCATATAAATTCATTTATAAAACATTCCTTTCTGTGTTCCTTGTGGTTCGATGTGGAATGATTTCACGTTTGGGATGTTCTGTACTATCGCCATTGCTGCATCCTCCACTGTTTTTCCATAATCCATGTATTGTTCAAAAATTAGCGGATTTACAAAGTCCGCATCAATATCTAAAATTACTTTTGACTCTGTTCTTTTAATGATTTCGATACGCTTTTTAATATCTCTTCAACCTCCTTGTAGGTTTTAACCCTAGTCATTCTGCGATGCGGTTCATACAGATATAATTCGTATGAATCATTCTTCATTCTGATTTGCCCGATAACCTTGTTAGCGTATAAAACGTTTTGCAGTTTTGAATCCAGTAGGTCATCGTTTAAATACACATCTTCCATCTACTCACCTGCGATTCTGATTGAAGTTGTTAAGTAGGTGGATTTTAAATATTCATCGATGTTATCTACTAGAACATAGTCACCGTCCATATCGTAGTATTCGTCCCCTACGTATATTTCTTCACCTTTCCAATCATATCCCCATACTTTTGGCTCTGGAGGGTCAAGGTAATTTGCATGTAAAGTTTCAAACTTATTGCACATTGTGTTATAATCTCCTTAGGATTTTTATTATTTAGTCAGCGTTGCCGCGCTGGCTTTTTTTGTTCCACGTTTCCTGAAAATCAGGCTCTACATATTTCCCGCTTCTAATCAAATCAACTTTTGTTTGGTGATTTTCTACCGCCTTTCCTACAAACAACAACACCATCAATGCGATCACTAGAAATGCACTAACACATCCGAATGTAATTCCGAGCCATTTGATATACCAAGCTAAGAATTTCTTGAATGGCACTGTGTTTTTTAATCTTCGTTCTGTTCTCATCGTCTTCTCCTTCCGTCCCATACTCTTTGTATTTCATCAATCATGCTCGCTTGATATTTGTATGGGCGTGTATCTGTTCTTCTTGCTGCAACCACCACTGGATGGTTTCTAATCTCGCTTTTGTGCCACGAACTGGAACTCGTTCCAATCGCTTCACACAACTCTTCAGTCGTTATCCACCTTGAATTATTTTTTCGTTCAACGTATGGTTTCATGATTTCAACGAACTTATCTGGATTTCTTTTGACTACTTCTAAAAATATTGGTTCGTAATAATCAAGCGTTGCTTGTTCCATGGTTTCACTCCTTTCATGTTTTTTCATATTGTTACCATCCTTTTTCAGACTTATAATGTGTCTGAAGGGAGGTGATAACAATGACCGAAATTTATGCTTGCCTCTGTGGGAATTGGGTGAATTTATCTGATGATGCAGATTGTGTAATGGGTCCAAACATGGTTAGCCCTTATATTTGGTGGGAAGAAAATGCCGAACTCTACTCACCGATTACTAAACCTAAGGCCGATACTATGTATTGCCAAGATTACATTTACATCAACTATCGCGGTGCGGATTATCGTATCCACCCTATTTTTATACAAGTCGTCTCTAGATAAATCTTTTTAATTTGTCTGAGATAACTACTAAATCCGAGTCGTCCAGTTTTAATTGGTCGGCTTTTTGGTTTAGTCTTTCGTCAACAGCTTGATTTAATTCGTGCCATTCTCTTTTTGTGAATTTGCTTCTGAATTCTAGAAACTCTTTTATTGTCGTTTTGTTATCCATTTTTATTCCTCCTTTCTGGTTGAAAATGTTTATCTTTTTTCAACTTTTAGTTCAAAAAAAATGAACTTACTTCTTCGCCGTACTTATTAATAATAGTACGAACTTCTTCCATCGTGAAATCTGCTCCAGTTCCGTTAAGTCTATGACTAAGCGTAGCCGACGTTACTCCTAGCAAATCTTGTAAATCTTGTCGCTTGACATCGTTAACGATCATCCATGCAATGAACTCTTTATAAGGCGGTCTTTTTCGTTGTGACATTGAATCACCTCCTTTGAAAAGTTTATCTTTTTTCAACCTTATGAACACAATATACACTAAACATTTTTAGATGTCAACAACAAAATAGAAAAAAAATAAACTTTTTTATTATTTTAGTTGTTTCTTGTTGAAATTAAAGGTATAATTCACTTATAAATAATAAAGAAAGGTGATGTTCGGCATGTCGTTTGCGAGCAAAATCAAAGATATAAGATTAAAATATAATTTAAATCAAGAAGAATTTGCCAACAGAATCAATAATTATTCAAGCCTTAAAGACTCTCCAACAAACTTCAATAAAACGAATGTTTCAAAATGGGAGAATGGTAAAGTTGAACCAAGAATGGATACAGTTCGTCTGATTGCTTCTACTTTTGAAGTGTCTCCTAACTATTTAATCGGTATGTCTGATGAACCTTATTTCAAAAATCAATCTAAGGAAGAAAAGGATATTCAAAAAGACCTTCAAAAGATGATTGAACAACTGGAGAATGGGTTGTATTCAAAAGAAACGGCTGAGTACTCTGAAGAAACAAGAGAATTAATTATTTCTTCTTTAGAACAAGCGATTAGAATAGCAAGAATGGAAGCTAAAAATAAATTTACACCAAAGAAATATAAAGGATAGGAGATTTTAGTATTGGGAATTGAACATAAAGTATTATCTTTAGTTCGCAAATTCGGAACTAGCAATCCATATAAGATCGCAAAGGAATTAGACATAAACTTATTAGAAGCAGACCTGGGAGAAGTTAAAGGCTACTACACTAAGATTAGAAGGATTAAATTTATCTTTATTAATGAGAATCTATCGAAAAACGAAAAGATATTCACGATGGCTCATGAACTAGGACATGCCGTATTACATTACAACACGAGTACACCACATCTTTTGAGCATGAAATATCGTTATACAAGTAAAATTGAGTCTGAAGCGGACGAATTTGCATCGGTTCTTACGGATTTATATTTAAAAGAATCGATGGTGTTGTATTAGAGTTTGGCGTGATGCTATACGTGAATCTCTATATATAGAAATAAAAAATGAGCAAAAACACAACATATAGTAAGGTTTATTTTATTTTTAAATTTTACTACTTATCAATTGACTTTCAACGTTGAGACCATATATAATGAACGCAATCGATGAACAGGTGCGCGTAAGCACCATACCGAAAGGGTCTCAATTTAATTGAGGCCCTTTTGCGCATTTAGAAAGGAATTTTTTATGAAACCTTTTTCGGATATAAATAGACAATTGTCAATACTTAAATCTAGAAACTTAACCATCTCAAATTATAATCTTGCAAGAAATTCATTGATGAGATACGGTTATTATGAAATAGTAAATGGCTACAAAACTTTTCTGTTAGACCCTTCAAGCGATACGGACCAATATAAAGACGGAACAACTTTTAGAGAATTAATAGATTTATATGATTTAGATAAAAGTATTCGTTCTGCCGTGATGCTTGCAGCACTCGAAGTGGAACTTTCTTTAAGAACTGCAATTGCATATACATTGTCTGAAGATTTTGGAGTACTAGAGAGTGAATATCTTAAGTATAATAATTTTATACAAGGGGAAAGATTTGAAGATCACGGTCGTGTAACAAACGAAAGAAATGAAATGGTGAGAATATTAAGAACAATATGGAAGAACTTAACGATCCTTCTATTACCTTTGAGAATCCTTTCCTTTCACTTGAGTCTGAGAAGATACTTGCTGACAGGCTTGTAAAGGTGTTTGAGGGAAGGATACCAAAGGCTGAGATAAAGGCTGCTGTAAAAGAGGCATGGCACGCGCTCCTTCAGCCCCAGC